ATATAGACGTTACCGCGAACAGTACTCGTGCCAGTTGAGTCAGTAGCAATCTCTTCATCGAACGGTGCACGACCGACAGGAGTAGGCTCGCCAAATCGCTCGTAATACCTGTTAGCAAACAGGTGAATCAGAATAGAGAAGAACCAACTCTGGAACGCAGGACGAAGAAGCTTTCGACCGTAGTGGTCGCCGTGCTCCATGAGCATTGGATACCAAAGAGTATTGTCAACAGGAATAGGCCAAGCAGCACCCCACTGCTTAATGCCATCATAGACCTTGAACTTCGGAGGAACTCTTCCGGGAGGAGCCCAACCCTCGACAAGCTTCCAGTTTACTTCACATTCTTCTGGCGCAAGGTCCTTAATCTTCTCAATGACAACAGAGTTGTTATTGAGGTCATTCTCCCACTGCAGCACGTTCGGCGCATACCCAGACCAGTTAGCGGTACTCAAACCACGGTTGAGCAGGGTCCAAATCTTCTTAAGTTCTACCTCGCAGAACTCTGCGATCTTCTTATCTTCGCACTCGATATGCCAATCAGACTGGTGCTGCATAAACGACAGAACAGCAAGAGAAGCATTAACCTGATAGTGGTCGCGCATGTTACGGAAGTCGGTAATGGTCAACTTCGAGAGATCGAACTGAACTACCCCTCCGCCGGGGAGTTGCGAAAAAGAAAGGTCGCGTCCGGCCCAGTTACCAAACGCCTCGCCGGTCTTTGGCGGTGCAGCCTTCTTGTTTGAGAAAGCACTCTTGCTGGCAAGGTACTCGCCGATAGGCTGTCCACCCGGTCCAAGCAGTCCTGACATTTTTTACCTTTGCGGTCTTGACTGCAGCCGGTCGGGAATCGAAATCCCTGTCCCGCCGAATGAAGGAGGCATCGGAGCCTGTAGTCCCATACCTGATCCGGGGAAGGGAAGTAGAAGTCCTGGCTGTCCAGTCGTTCCAGTTGCTGCTAGGTCTTGCATCTCGTCACTGGACGCGACACTGAAGGAGGTTACCCCACGGGAATACGTCCTGTCACCCATGAGGGTCGACGCAACCCCAGCCATGGCATCGGCCAAGTCCTTTGAGCCCTCCGGTGGATGGTCAATCTTCTTACCAGTATCCTGAAGTTCCATCAGCTCCTTGATGCTGATTTCTACTAGTTCCCCTTCGCCCTTACTGACATAAGTATAATACGGAGGAAACTCAATACGCTGTTCGTAGATAGCCTCACGAAGGTCCTCGTAAGGAAGCGTATTCTTGTCAACCGATAGATAGTCAACCCAGTACTTCTTCTTCCGAAGTTGCTGCATTGTATCGGTAGACTGGAATCCGTCCATAGTCACTGAGATGACACGGAACTTAAGTTCATCCTTGAGGTAGTAGATCACGCGCCTTACATCGGCAAGCATGATCTCAGTACCAGGCATTGCCTTAATTCTCATAAGGCAATCAATGACGATATAAGGCTTCTTTTCTCCGTCAACATCTACGATAGCCGAGACGTGACCCATCGCCATACCGAGAGCATCACCATCGCCTGACGTTGCAAGGTCAATGTGGATATGACGCTTGCGAGGATCGCCGTTGCTTCTGAACCAACTCTGAAACTCTACGCGAACTGGATTAGGCTTCACAGGTGAAAGCTGGATCAGTTCCTGTACGCTATACTCATTGCTAGAGTCGCCACCGTGATTGTCAATCCACCGCTCACGACAGGACTCGATACGGTCAACAAGGCTGATGAACGGATCGGAAACGGCAGGCGGAATACCAGCGAGGTCACGAAGTGCTTGCTCGGGCTTGTTCTCAAACTGGTTACGATAGGCAGTAGGAATCTCAATAAGGTCTTTATTCTTAACGACCTTTGCTGCGATCTTTGGAATGATCGTCTTACGCTTCACGTCGTAATAGAACGACATTCGCTCGCCGTGCTTATCTGTATAGCGATCCCACCCGAAGGATTCCCAGATCGTCATACGAACGACATATGCCTTGGGGTCCTTCATGAACTCCGCATACTTACGAGCAGCGAATCCAGTACCCTTCTTCATCTGCCCAATACAGATTAGCAGACCCTTGTTTCCAGCCTCTTCACCGTGCTCTCCAAAGATTGGGAACCGAGAAGCAATACGAGAGTTGATCGTATTGTAACCAAGATCAGCATAGTCCTTGTCAACTGTAATCTTGTGGCTATCCATCTCGTCAAGGATACCAGCCAAGATGTTATAACCCTCGAAGGTGGTTTCAGCACTGTCACCAGGCAGAATCCAGATTTCCTTATCGAACCGAATCTGCTTAGTAAACTTAGGGTCATAAGGATAGTTGTCGATGAACCAACGACTGTGCTTGATACGCGCAAAGATATCGCCGAACACAACCTCTGAAGCCTGACGCTCCGAAGTACTCATCTGCATGAACGCGATACGTGAACCGGGAAGCAATCCAAAGTATGCCTGTGGGTCCTTGAGACACAAAACCCAGTGAGCCATATACGGCAGCGCAATAGAAGCAAAGGTAGTCTTACCGATACCAATGGCACCAGTAAGCATAGCACGCTCAAACTTGCTAATCAGTTCACCGTTGACCTCTTCCCCAAAGATGTCAACCAGTGCCGTCATAAGACCGGGGCGGATCAATGCCTCGATATCAAGATAACCCTCGCCTACAAACTCCTTAATGCTTGCAGGCTTCTGCTCAAAGTGAGGGTGGTCGACAAGCCACTTGGTTTCCTCGGCTACCCTAACTGGATCAAACAGTGTCATGTTCCCTCACAAACCAGTCTGGTAGCGGCGGAAGAGGAACGGTCTGCCCAGCAAGGTGATGCGTACAGTCACTAAGAAACTCTAGATTACCTGCACGCATAAACGAGTGACAAACAGTTGGTTTACCATTGTACTGGCTGCGGGTTAGAATGGAAGGACTAAGAGTTGGCGCCTCGATATTTCCATCCCATGCCCACTGAGCAGTATTAACTGGAATGTTTCCCTGAATAGGAAGCATATGCAAACCTGGGCCACCATCCTTTGCACAGCCTGGGCAACAGAATGCAATAGCCTTGTAATGATTATCCTTGGTAGAAAGGTCACGAATAACCGCTACTGGATTAGTCATGCCGGTTCGTCCTGACGAGCAACTACAGTACTCTCAATAGCGCGCTGTGCCGATGCAGGGTTTGCCATACCTTCCAGCATTCCACCGATCATTTCAGGCGTAATGTCCTCGCGAGCAATTCCACGAGACTCGAGTTCTCGAATCGCTGTAGCAACAAGTTGACGGGGGTTAGCGTCAGTAACGCTAGCCACTCCACCGTTGCCGACATTAACTTGTACGCGGGCTCCCCCACGAAGGTTAGGATCGACGAGCTTAGCGAGCTTAATACCCTGATCAAATACCTGTCCGAGCATCTTTGTGACTTCAGGATTGACGTCTCCGAACGACTCTTCTTCACGCAAGCCTCGCTCTAGGCGCTGTGTATTCTTCGCTACCAAGGTCCCCAGACCGTCGATGATCCTATCAGAATCACGAGTCTGAAAAAGCTTGGCAAGGTTAGTAGGTTCTGCTCCAGGCACGCTACACACCGCCCCATCTCGATAATACTTGCAGTCCTTCGCAAGTGAACAAGTGTCGCAAGCAAACCTGTCGCCCTCTTGAACAACAAGTCCATTCTTCATAAGCCTACGGGGGCTTTCCAGTGCCGTGTGATTTTGGTCACTTGAGGTGGTGTCAATTTCCTCAGCAGCAGTCCGCGTGGTCTTGAAGTTGAAGATTTTATCGTAGTTCTCACCAGCCCACAAAGCAGACTTGATGTTATACATGCAGCGGTTACGAGGAATCTTCAGGTCTACAGGCTTGAAGCCAAGCATGGTTGCCCACTGAGGGTGTGCCACCATCTGCTCAAACCGCTCTTCGTGGCCGCTCGGAAGAAAAACCTTGCCCTTCTGTGCGGTCGTGCGAGGCTCGATATCAGCTGCACTAAATCCCATGCCAAAGGCGACACGGAATCCATACAGTCCATGGACATGAATAATCGCCTTGGGATAATCTTCTTGCAGCGTCCTCAATACAGAGAGAAACTTCCTACCAGCACCAGTGCGCGAGTTTGGAATATCAGTAATGACAACTCGGTGCTCTTGTCCCCACACCGGGCGCTCGTCGCTGCTGACTGTCATGTCATTACATGACACCATATCTTCGCCAGGAGGGTACTCTAGAATCTCCTCAAGAAGACTAAGGTCTTCCCCATAAACCCAGGTTGGATATACTGCAGTCGGTCGCTCAAGACTGTCGCCGTTTCGGTACTCTGCAGTTCCCTGATCCCCTACCAGCAGTGCCCGAAACTGAATTGCGTTACCAAAGTACAATCCAGCGTGCTTGACTGGATCGATCTTCCTCTTGACAAGGAGACCTCGATCCCATGCAACCCTTCCGACTCCTACCTCTACGAGTTCCTTGATATAGTTGTCAGGGTTGCGAAACCATACCTCGGTCATATTAACTCGCCTAACTCAGGTGGGTAATCGTGGCGTCGCACGGTACGGCACGCATAGGGGGTGGTGCAAGCAAGCGACCCCCGCAGTGTCCGGGCTGCGGGGGTCGCATCTTGGAGGCGAGGGCATGTGCGACCCTCGGGGGCAGGGTAGCACGCAGCACGGGTGTCGTCTACACTATCCCTTCGGAGGGACGGTAGCGGGCCGGGGCGCGGAGGGATAGGATGGGCCTACGCCGCTCGCACGGTTATCGCCTCACCCTGCATACAACTGGAGATTAGCCTTGTCCGACTCTCTCGCAAACCTGTTTGCATCTAAGTTTATTGCACGGCCCGACGTAAAGGCTATCCAGTATGCTGATGGTTCTTGGGCACCTCACACTACGACACGTAAGTTTGACGGACCTAGAATCGGGTGGCGGCGAGAAGATCTAGAGGCGCATTTTTCGGGGGCACAGACATTTGGGCATTATATGCTTAATCACGATGACAAGGTTAAGCTGTTTGCGTTCGACATTGATCTGGAGAAGAACAGTGGACCCGAGATTGCCGAATCTGACCCAAGGTTCTACCGAGGTCACTGGGTTGACGACGACGGAACTGTCCATCCTTTTGACGCGAGGGAAGCATGGCTGGACCGTGCTCACCCCTCAAGAAACTGGTCTAAGTACCAACTTCGGATGGTTTCTCACCGCATCGCAGCCATCATTTCAGAGGAACTGGTACTTCCTGTAGCAGTCGCATACAGCGGGGGAAAGGG